TGATAAGTATCTTGTCATGATGGAAGATGATTATGATTTAAGTTACATTCATTATTGGCATTTTGATTGGAATTACTTAATGAATCATATACCTTATGATTGGGATTGCATTCAGTTGGGTTTTGAGAATGATTTAGAGATTCCTTGTTTTCTACATCCGATACATCAATCACATGACCTTGGTCCATCTTTGTTACATCGGAGATATGTACAAAAACTTGTAGAGATTCATAAGGTAGGTGATCAGTATCACTTTCATAAAGCTCATAATAACTTTAGATGGTCTGCGAAGAAGGATTGGGAGTTTGAGTTTATTCATCCTCTTAGAGGTACTAGAGTAATTATGGCCGGATCGGCGCGTCCAACACCGAGTACGGCGGATTATTTCTTGGGTCATTGTGGGAAGACTTATTGTTTACCTTTGATCAGTGTTAATCCAGATCTCGGGAGTTATCAGATTGATTATCATCGTAAGGATCGTACTGATCTAACCTTTACTCGGCGCGCTTACGATCTCTGGTGGACTAAATTAAAAAACAATAGTAGTCTAGAGTCTTTCTTTACTTATGGGAAACCTCATGACTTCTATATAACTAGAGATAATATTGACATCTTGTCGAAATGAAATCCTTTAACATTGAACCAAAGTGGGATATTGCAGAACTCCGTCGTTTAGATTATAAAGTTGCACCATTTCATGATGCAAGAAAAATTAATGAGTACCTATGGGCTGGTCATGTACGTGGACATCTGGATATTTACAAATATCTAGAACCACGTCCAATGCCTTCTTTTGTTCATGAATATGTTTTTCCATTCTTTTCTAATCTTAAAAATTTAACAAGTTGCATTAATTTGTTTAAACCTGCAACTTACTTGCCGTATCATAGTGATTCATATTATGCTTACAAGGATCTTTTCAATATTACAGATGAAACTATTGTAAGATCAGTCATCATGTTAGAAGATTGGTTTCCTGGTCAGTTTATTCTGATTGAAAAAGAATCTTTTTCTAATTGGAAAGCTGGAGATGTTTTCTCTTGGGAAAATGATACTAAACATAGTTTCTATAATATGAGTCTTGTAAACAGATATGCTCTTCAAATTACAGGAACTCATATATAATTTTTGAAGTTATCGTGGAAAAATAAATGGAATTAAAGTTGGACCACTACGAAAAAGATTTACTCATTGAATGTATTCAAAATCGTTTAGATACTGATAAGATCTTAGTTATCAATGATTCGATGAGAAATGAAATTGAAGATCTTCTTGAAAAGATCGTAGAGGAATGCGTTTAAATTAACCTCTAAATAGACCAGAACACCATTGCATTAATTGATTTGTGGTGGTAGAATAACGTTATTGTAATTTTAATTTTATGTCTAAAGGATTTACAATCAAAGCAAATGCTCCGACTCCGAAAAAGAACGAAGAAGAGTTTGATATCCAGGCTGCAAGGGAACTGATCCGAGGAAAATCAATCATTTTTTGTCTTCCTGGTAGGGGTTGTTCTTATATCTTTCTAAAAGCATTTGTACAACTTTGTTTCGATCTTGTACAAAATGGTGCAAGTATTCAAATTTCACAAGATTATTCCTCCATGGTCAACTTTGCACGTTGCAAGTGTCTTGGAGCCAATGTTCTCCGTGGACCCAAACAGATACCCTGGGATGGTAAACTGAACTACGATTATCAACTCTGGATCGATAGTGATATCGTTTTTGATACTGAGAAGTTTTATCGTCTTGTTGCAATGGATAAGGACATTGCGGCTGGTTGGTATATGACCGAAGATGGACAAACTACGTCTGTTGCTCATTGGTTGGAAGAAGATGACTTCAAAAACAACGGTGGAGTTATGAACCATGAGACTGGTGAGACTATGCAACGTCGTCGTAAACCCTTTACGGTTGACTACACTGGTTTCGGTTGGGTCTTGATTAAGAAAGGTGTATTTGAGTCTCTTGAGTACCCCTGGTTCGCTCCTAAGATGCAAGTCTTTGATTCTGGAGAGGTTCAAGATATGTGTGGTGAAGATGTTTCCTTCTGTCTTGATGCAAAAGAAGCTGGATTTGAGATTTGGTGTGATCCCAAGATTCGTGTTGGTCACGAAAAGACCCGCATCATTTGATATACGGGTCTACAAGGGGGTTCAATGTCCCCCTTCGACTATTCTTATTAATGAGGTAATTTAAAATGGCTGTACGTGCAAAAGGTGGTTTAAATAAATCTAATTATACGGCGGGTGCTCCTAAAAAGACTCGTCAAGGTTGTTCCAAGAATACTCATCTTGGTGCAAGTTCACGCAATGGTCGCAAGAAACGCTATCGTGGTCAAGGTAAATAAATAATTCTAAACATTTTAGAAGTTATGACTGAGCCTACCCCCAAAAATGGTCCTAGCTTAGCAGACGCACCACAAGATTCACCAACAGACGCTAAGGTTTTTGGTTACGACGTTGCCTCTCAAGCTAGACAACCCGCTCCCAAAAAACCAAATCCCAATTCTCCTTTAGCTGCTGGTTAAAATGACTGAAAAAGAAGCATATATTTACAAGTGGTCATCTGAAGTCGCTAAGGAAAGGGAAGAACTTGGTGGATTTTCTGTTTGTCCATATGCTTCTGCGTCAAAAACAAAGATAATTGAGTGTCCTATTGACGATATTGTACCCGAGTCTGGGTATGATGTCGTCATTTTTGTTGTTGATGACTTTTGGAAGGTCAATCAGGTTAAAAAGTGGGTTGAAATTTACAATGCAAGGTACCCATATTACAAGTTTTTTGAAGATTGTGCTGATCAAGCGACGTTTATTAATGGTGTGCAAACAAATAATGGTAAATATAACTTAATTTTGTGCCAATCAAAGAAAAAATTACGTACATTCCGTAAAAAATTAGCAGAAACTGACTATTACACTTACTGGACAGAAGAATATCTGCAAGATGTCCTAGGTGAAGACTACGAATTAGTAAAAAAAGACAAAAAATAGGGATAGCAACCCCTTAAAAAGTTCTGATTTAACAAATCAGGAGCTAAAATGTCTAATTTACCAGTAGATAGAGATCCAGAATACATGAAAGAGATGTGGGGAACCACAAAATTGATAACAGATTATGGATCTATGATGAAAATTGAAGAATTAGAAGCAAAACCATTCACTTGTGGAGGTAGTCACTTCACACATGGTCACGGATTCTTTAAAGAAAGGGTTCAATCATCAGAAAAACTAAAAAATCAATCAGAATTGCATGAAAAAATTCGTAATGACGAAGATTATGATGATTGGGAGTATGGAACAGAACCATGTTATGGCAAAAAGTGGTAAATGGTCTTATACATATTAATAAATACCCTTAGTTTGAGTCATGGTAAGGATTTCTAGAAAATTTAAAGATATCAGTCTTTCTTTTACTAGAAATCCTGTAACTAATGATATTATGACCTTATTTAATGATGATGCGATCAAAAAATCCGTAGTAAATCTTGTAAGAACTAGAGTTGGGGAAAAATTCTTCAATTCTCTAATTGGAACTAATGTAGAAAATTCTATTTTTGAACTTCAGAGTGCAACTCTCGCAAGATCTTTAGAAGAAGAGATAGAAACTTTATTAAACAATTTTGAACCAAGAATTTCTTTATCTTCTGTAAAAATTACGTATCCTGAAGAGAGTAATGAATTAAACGTGACCATATCTTACGATATCATTGGATTACCAATTCCAACTCAAACAGTAGAGTTCTTACTACAACCAACTAGAGTCTAATGTCATTTAATCAGTTTACAAATTTAGACTTTAACGATTTGCGAACGCAAATCAAAGACTATTTACGTGCAAATAGCGATTTTACAGACTTCGATTTTGAGGGATCTAACTTCTCTACGCTAATAGATCTACTCGCTTATAACAGTTACATTACTGCATATAATACAAATATGGCAGTAAATGAAACTTTCATTGACAGTGCAACGTTAAGGGAAAACGTTGTCTCTCTTTCCAGAAATATTGGATATGTTCCAAGATCAAAGAGATCTGCAAAGGCAAAAATAAGTTTTTCTGTTGATATGACGCAGAGTAATGGTGCTAGAACCGTTACTTTAAAATCAGGTCAAGCTGCTTTGGGTGCAGTTGATTTTGGAAACTTCATATTCTCTGTTCCAGATGATGTAACTACTCCTATTGATTCCAATGGATTTGCGGAATTTAGTAATCTGGAAATTTATGAAGGGGTAATTGTAAGAAACATCTTTACCGTTGACTACTCACAACCAAATCAAAGATTCGTTTTGCCTAATGCAAATATAGATTCATCAACAATACGAGTTTCGGTAACAGATCAAGTCACTGAAATTTACAATCCATATCGCAATATTCTGAATATTACAAAAGATTCTAGAATTTTCTTAATACAAGAAGTTGCTGATGAAAAGTATGAAATTAGATTTGGTGATGATATTTTAGGGAAGAGACCACCTGATGGTAGTAGAGTCGAAGTTAGTTACATTATCACAAATGGTACAAACGGAAATGGAGCTTCCAATTTTACTTTTTCTGGAATTTTAGTAGATAATAATTTAAATGAAGTAACTTCTGGAGTTTCTCTAGTCTTAACAGGAACTCCTTCGGAGAATGGAGATGATATAGAACCTATAGATTCAATAAAATATCTGGCACCAAGAGTATACGCTTCACAATATAGAGCAGTAACATCAAATGATTACAAGGGACTAATACCATACATATACCCAAATGTGGATTCTGTAACTGCATATGGTGGAGAAGAATTAGATCCACCAGAATATGGTAAAGTTTTTATATCCATAAAACCAAGAAATGGAACATTCTTATCTACTTTAACAAAACAAGAAATTAGTAGATCTTTGAAACAGTATTCTATTGCTGGAATTAGTCCAGAAATAATTGATCTTTCATATTTGTACGTTGAGATAGAATCTACAGTTTACTATGATGTGAATAAATCAACTCAACCAGAATTTGTCAGAACTAAAGTTCTGAATACTTTAACAAAATATTCAGAATCTGCTGATATTAATAGTTTTGGTGGCAGATTTAAGTATA